GCATGCCATCTAAAATCATTTCTGATGTTATAACTTGTCCAATGGCTTCCTGGTTTGCCGTTCCGGCAGCATGGAACCCAACAATTTTCTTTGCTATAAATTTATCAAGCATTACTATGGGTGAACCACACATGCCTGGTTGAGTATCGGCTGTATAGCTCCATGCTGTATGAAGTGAAACACAAAAATCTGTTTTTGAATCATATTTTGTTAAATCCACTACTCCTGCTGCTTTCATCTCACGATCTTTCTTTTGATTCGCTGAATAAAACCATTCTTCTGTATTTGGTGTTACATCTCCTACTCGAAAAATCATTGGAACTCCTGTTCTATCGACAGTCACTAAAAGTGCTGGAAAACATCGAGCATATTCCAAATCAGCATTGCTAATGAAAAATTTACTCATATCTTTATAAGTTGGTAAATTTGCATCCATCTGATATAAAACGGAATCATTTCCAATTCGATATAAAGAAGCATGTTGTAAAGAGCTTCTAAACGTTGTTGGTCCAATAGTTATTGTAATATCTGTTCCTTGTGGTCTTAATTTTCCTTCGGGATCACAAAAGAGATGGTATGGTGTTAAAAGACATCGTCCTCCAACAAAAATACAAACCATTCCATAACCTCCTACTGAAATTCTTCCAATTTGAGGTGCAACTTTGTGCATTGCTATTTCAAGTGCATTTTGATCTATGCACCCTTCTGGTGATGTTTGCATCATTCGTTTAGTAATAGGTCCATTCTCATCTTCATAATCAATAACTGTTCCATCAGCCATCTTAATATTCAATGATCCTTCAGCTTTGGCTGGTCGTGGTGTTACCATACGAGGATGGAAAATATTTGTCTTCTTATTTCCACCTTTCATGTGATGACCAGAGTAAACTCCTTCTGCTGACATAAGTCGATGAACTTTAGGATCTCGTAAAACTTGATCTATAATAGATTCAACGTCTTTATCTGATATATTTCGAAAAACGTCATGTTTATCCATTTCCGTGTCCCAAAATTC